AGGCGGGTTAGCAAGCGGTGCAGGGGACAATGGTAGTATCAGTATAGGGACTACGAACACATCTTCGGTAACTATTCAAAATGCTAGCGTGACTGGTGAACTAAAAGGTTCGGTGTTTGGCGATGACAGCACTATATTGGTAGATGGCGTAAACGGCGAAATTCCAGGCTATGTAAAAATAGCAGATTTAAAAACAGCATTACAAGATGGTGCAGGCGATTACGCAGCCTTCAAAGCATGGGTACTAGCGAACTTATAAACGGAGATATAAATGGCAGTTCAAACAATAAACATAGGTAACATTGCAAATGATGGAACAGGTGATGATCTCCGTGCAGCATTTGTAAAAGTTAATTCTAATTTTACTGAATTAGATCAGCGAGTAGTAGCACAAGCCGATGGTACAAATCTAGGCGATGGCGAAGGCATATTTTATGTTAAAGAAGGCAATCAATTAGGTTTTAAAAGTTTAGTTGCAGGTAGTAATGTTTCTCTTACTAGTACTGCAAACGAGATTACAATTAATGCACCCGATCCTATAAAATCAATTAAGTTTGATGCAGGTGTAGGAAGCTTCACTCTCACTGCTAGTGGCGGAATTAACTTTGTCGGCGGACAAAACATCAACACAACTATTTCAAGCAACGATGTTACATTTGATATTGACGGTGAAAATTTAGTATTGCAAGATCCTAGTCCTACACTAGGCGGTGTTTTAGATGCAAACACTAATGATATCAACAATGTTAACATTCTAACTGTTAATACCATTACAGCAAACACACAAATTACTGCACCTAACTATGTAGGTAATGTACATGGCATAGACTTGCGTGTTTATGACGAAGCATTAGGCGACACATTTTTTGGTGCAGATCTAGGCGCATTTATAACAGATGCTACAAATGTTATTGATCTTTTAATTGCAACAGCTGGTATTGATTATGGTACATTTGCTGCACCAGCTGGACTGAACTCGGATTACGGAACAATATCGAATCCTTTATAACGATAAATATGTTATATAAGGATAAAAAATCATGGCAAGGTTATGGTCTAGATCGTCTAATGCAACTCTAGCAACTCTTCAGGAAAGACAAACAACAACAGTATCATTACCGCTTGTTGAAGCAGGCTCAACTGTTAGTCTTATAAGTGGCGAGTTACCTGCAGGAATGAGATTAGAATCAAACACAATAGTAGGTACTCCCTTCCAAGTTGCAAGAGAAACAACTTACACTTTTGTATTAAGGGCTACTTATAATGGGTCTATAAATGACAGAACGTATAAAATTATAGTTCAAGGTGCAGACGAGCCGACCTGGACTACACCAGAAGATCTTTTGCCAGTAGGTATTGCAGGGCAATACTTCATATTAGATAGCGCACCTATAGATTTTCAACTCGAAGCTATTGATTCCGACACAAGTGCAGGCCAAACACTCGAATATTTTATAGGCAGTAGAGACGGAGAACTTCCACCCGGTATCCAACTTACTAGTGATGGACGATTAATAGGAATTGTAGATCCTATACTTGCAATAGAAAAGGCACAAGCTGCTGGAAATTATGACGATGCGCCATACGATTATCAATTGAAGTCAGGATATGACTGGAGTGTTAGATCAAATAATGGCTTTGACAGTTATTTCTATGACACTACTACATATGATTTAAGCACACCTACAAGATCCCCTAAAAAATTAAATCGATTCTATCAATTCACTGTAAGTGTATCGGATGGAGACACTGTAGCCCGCAGGACATTTAGAATTTATGTAGTAGGAGATGATTTCTTCCGTGCTGATACAACAGTGATGCAAGTTGGCACAGGCACTTTTACCGCAGATGTAACTCATGTACGAACACCTATATGGATTACTCCTAGTGATTTTGGATTTCGTAGAGCAAATAATTATGTTACATTAATACTTGACATTATTGATCCAAATACACTTACAGGAGTAGTTGTGTATAATTTGGCTTCAAAAAACGATGACGGTAGTGATAGCATACTTCCTCCAGGTCTTACACTTGATAGTACAACAGGAGAAATTGCAGGCTATACTCCATACCAACCTGCGGTAACCAAAGAATACAAATTTACTGTAAATGCAAGACGTATAGAAGTAGACGAAGAAAGAATCCAGTTCCAACAGTATGCATATGAAGATACTGCACAAAACTCCCTTAATATAAAAATTAATAAGCTAGGAGAGTATGCAGAAAAAGCAATTGGTTTAGATTTTAGTATAGAAGGTCGTGCGTATAAAGTTAATAGTATATCTATCCTGAACAGCGAATACGATATTTTGAATCTAGATAAACCCATACACAAAGGTATAGAAGAAGGCTTCAGCATAGATTTAGGTACAGTAAGCGTTGTTGCACAAGAATTTGCTGAAAAAGCAAAAACATTTACTGTTAAATTATTAGGAGAAATAGACAGTACTATACAATGGTTGACTCCTGCTAATTTGGGAGATATCAGCTCTAACTATATAAGCACATTGGGTGTAAGTGCGCAAACCACAGTACCTAATGCAAGACTATTATACAGTGTTGTAAGTGGTACATTGCCGCCTGGTTTAAGTTTAAGTTTTGATGGTGAAATTATTGGTAAGATACGTAGTTACGGCACAGCAGATGTCCCAGGACTGACTATATTTGACAGTCAAGATTTTATACTTGATGGCAACACAACAACAGTCGATAGAAAATACACATTCACTATCAAAGCACAAGATCAATTTGGATACAGTGCCATACAAAGACAATTCAATATTACAGTAGCAGATCCTGATGATAAGTTATACAGTAATATATATGTCCAGCCTTTTATGAAAGAAACCAAGAGACAGGCATATATAGATTTAATCAACAATGCTGAAATTTTTAATCCAGATTATATCTACAGACCGAATGATCCTAATTTTGGATTACAAAGAAAACTGCAAATGTTATTGTATTCTGGAATAGAGACAAAAAATATAGAAAATTACGTTGCAGCAGCAGCCAAAAACCATACTAGAAAAAGGTTAAAATTTGGCGAAGTCAAGACAGCTGTAGCTAAAACACCAGGAACAAATGATATTGTATATGAAGTTGTATATGTAGAAATAATAGATTCTTACGAAAGTTCAAACGGTGATGTTAAAAAACAAATCCAAATTAAAAACAAAGCACCTCAACTCGTCAACAGTATCAAGTATTCAGCAGTAAATGAATTATATGATGCTCTACCTAATGTATTTAAGGTGGAAACACGCAATGGAGATGTAGATGTAGACTTCGGTGTTTCGCTTAATTTATATTTGAGGGATTATCTAGTAACATACCCTGTCTCAAGCGTATTAAACTTGAAAGATAGAGATGGAAACCTAATTAATGTACCTTTTACAACAGGAACGCCTATCAGTAAAAAATATAGACCAGATCCTGCTAATACTATTACAGTAGATTCAAATGCAATTACCGTTGACGGTGCTGCTGATGATGTTAGATATATTTCTAATATAAGCCACATGAGAGAAGCTATAAGAGACCTTGGGGAAACTGAAAGAAATTTCCTCCCACTTTGGATGCGTACTACACAAGCCGATAGCGTGAACGAATTAGGCTTTGTAAATGCTATACCTTTAGTATATTGTAAACCAGGTACATCGTTGATAATAAAAAATACTATTGATTTTTTTGAAATAGACTTCACACAATATGACTTCGATATGGATAGATATATTATTGATAGCACTACTGGAAATTCAGAAGAACAATATATTCTGTTCGCAAATTATAAATTTAACATATAACAACGATAAATAATGTTGCAGGAGAACATTAAATGGCCAGTAATATAAATTCAACAGATATAGATGCAGAATATCCAGTAGCAGGAATTGATAACGACAGTCAAGGATTCCGCGACAACTTTAGCACAATAAAAAATAGTCTTGCAACAGCAAAAAGCGAGATTACCGATTTACAAGATAATACTGCTAAAGTAAATGCAGATAATGATTTTAACGGCAACAAAATACAGGAAGCAGACTTCCGAGCAAATACAGAAACTGTTTATGCGACAGGAAATATTACTGCAAGTCAAAACATAAGTTTTGCCAACGGACATTATCAAACTGTACAAGTAGGCGCCGATGTGACACTTACATTAGCTGACTGGGCAGAAGCAGGAAAGATGTGTCGTATGCGTTTACAAATTACGTCAGATGGATCTAGTAGAGAAATCACTTTTGCAGCTAGTGGCGGCGGTGAATTCAAAGATCATGCAGACTGGCCCGGGACATTAACAGTCACAAGTCAAACAGATCCTATTATGGTAGATTTTTGGACTATTAACGGTGGGTTGACGGTATTTAGACAAACACACGGAACTTTTAGTTAATGTTTAATCCGCTAGTGGATAATTTTGATACACTTTCAGATTCGGAGATAGAAAACAAGATCTCCGAATTATCTCGAAAATATTTTATTAGTCGCAACCCGCAGTTACAACAACAAATTAGCACCATCCTAGAAATGTATAAACAAGAAATGCAATCTAGACAAGCAAAACAAAAATTAAAAATGCAAGAGCAAAACGGCGACAACGGTCTTGACAATCTTATCAATGTAAGTTAAAATACATATATGCTTATGAAAACAGATGAACTAGGTATTCCACGATTCTCTAATCGCGATCTTATCGATATGATCTATAGTGGTCATGCGGATAAGGTGCATGTGGT